ACAGACAAGTTGATAAGACAGTTAAACAACACCAGAAAACAGATTACAAATATAAATGTAAGGATCAACCAATGTGCAGCTTCTGTGATTCTTCTCAATGTCGTAAAAGAGAGTTTGGTATTGGTGGGGATTTTGAATTTGGTTTTGATAGTATAAAAAAATACCAAACAGAAAATTCTATTTGGTACATAACTATTGATGGCAGACAAGTTCGCGTAAGAACAAAGACATTACATAAACAAGATTTATTTCAAGAAACCGTTTATGATCAAATAAATATAATACTTCCAGATCTATCAAGAAAAGATTGGAAATTAAAATTACAAGAAATAGGTAACAACGCAGAGATTATTGAAATGGGTGATGATGTTTCACCAGAGGGTAGATTTGATCAGCACTTACATGCATATGTAAATGACCAAGGAAAAGGTTTAACTATTGATGAAGTAAATTATGGTAAAGCTTTTGAAGAGAAAGATAAAATTTATTTTAAGATGGAATTTTTGCTAATGTATTTAGAGAAACAAAGATTCAAAGGTTTTGATGCTGTAAGAGTAGCTGCACGATTAAAAGAAAGAGACGCGAAATCAGTTGTTAGAAAAGTAGAAAAGAAGAATACCAGGTTATGGGAAATTGATAACGAAAGTTTTAAAAGAATCGAATCACTACCCTTACCGAAGGAAGAAGATTTAAACAAAGAGGAGGATTTACCATTTTAAAAAACTTCTTGACTTTAATATTAATGTGGGATATAATGAGATATCATTTTAAACAAAGGAGTGAGAATGAAAAAGAAAATAATTAAAAAAATAGATGATCCTAAGAATCCATTTTATGAAAAACAATATTAGAGGTGATGAATGGAAAAACTGATTAAAGAAACTCTAGGTATAGCTGCGAAACTCGTAGCTAAAGCGGAGAGTAAAAACATGAAGCTAACAAAAAGAATATTAGTGGATGATTTGAAGATGATAAAATTAAACTTAATGCTATTACAAGATGATATTACAAGACAGTCAAAGTCAGAAAATTAAAATAATTTTTGGTCCACCAGGCACCGGGAAGACAACACATCTTCTCAGTATTGTTGAAGATGCGTTACGTAGAGGAATTGCTCCTGATAAGATAGGGTATTTTGCTTTTACGAAAAAAGCAGCGAAGGAAGCGGTGACGAGAGCCATGGAGAAATTTAAGTTGGATCGCAAAAGTTTTAAATATTTTCGCACCTTACATAGTATGGCATTTCTTATGTTAGGTTTACAAAATTCGGATGTGATGAATGATGATGATTACAGAGCTGTATCTGATTATGTACAAGTTAAATTAATTAATCCAAATAAATCAGTTAATGACCTTGGTGTATCAACACCACAAGATCCTTATTTAAAAATAATTGATCAAGCAAAAATAAAAAATGTATCCTTATCAAATGAATTTATACAAAGTAATGAACATATCCAAGGTGGTTTTGAAAAGTTAAGTCAAATAGCCTCTGGGTTACAGAGATATAAATACAGTAGAGCTAAGTTTGATTTTACAGATATGATTGTAGAATTTAACAAACAAAATTCTGCTCCAAAATTAGAGATTGTTATTATTGATGAAGCACAGGATCTTAGTTTTATACAATGGCAAATGACAGAGATACTTATTCGTAATTCAAAAGAAGCTTATATTGCAGGAGATGATGATCAAGCTATATTTGATTGGGCAGGAGCTGATACAAAGAGACTTGGATTAATAGGAGGAGAAAGAAAAATATTAACACAATCCTATCGAATACCGAGAGCCGTGCACCATGTGGCAGGAGACTTGATTAACCGTGTGGAAGATAGAGTCATTAAGAATTGGAATCCAAAAGAAGATGAAGGGTTAGTACAACGTCATTCTTTATTATTCAATAACCATATTGATTTTACCAAAGGAGAATGGTTGATATTAGCTAGAACAAATTACATGTTAGATCCTATTATGGATCGTTTACGTGACAATGGTTTGTTTTATCAATTTAAAAATAGATCTTCTATATCCGAAAAGATGATTAGCGCTATTCAAGGTTGGAAAAGTTTACAAGAAAGACAAGACATAGACTTAGCAACAGCCCAAAATATTTATTATTATATGAAGGGTAATAGTAACATAGAACACGGGTATAAAGAAAAAATAAAAACAGCAGATAACGAGGTAATGTATAATTACGAATCGTTAAGTACACATCATGGATTAAGAACAGATATTAATACAGAATGGAATTTTGCTTTAGATACAATTCCAGATAAGATGCAACGTTATATAAATGCAGCATTACTACGTTCTAGTTTTAATAAATCGAAAAATATAAAATTATCTACGATTCATGCATCTAAAGGTGGCGAAGCAGACAATGTTGTGGTATTAACAGATTTACCACGAAAAGCTGACTTAAGCATTTCGCAAAAAAGGGATGATGAAAGGAGAGTGTTTTATGTTGCTACAACAAGAGCAAAAAAATCATTACATATTATTGCTAGCAAAACAAACAGAGAGTTTAAAGAATTATTATGATCTGTGAAAATATTTTAGAACAAGCAAAAGAATTAGTTGGAGGTGATCGCCAAGAAGACTACGGCGATAAGCTTACCAATCATCAGAACATTGCCGCATTGTGGTCTATTTTCCTCCGCAAAAAATTAACACCCCATGATGTGGCAGTGTGTATGGCTTTAGTTAAAGTTGCTAGACTAATGCATGCACATAAGAAAGATAACTATATAGACTTAGCAGCTTATGCTGCTATTGCAGGGGAAATAAATGAGCGTGATGAATGAGTTTATATAAAGTTCCTAGTGAGTGGGTACCACCAGAAACAGTGCCTAACTTTAGTGAAGCAAAAGAAATCGCTATTGATTTAGAAACAAAAGATGATGGTATAGGTTCTGGAACTGGACCAGGATGGGCAACTAAAAAAGGAAGAGTTATTGGTGTAGCGTTGGCCGTGGATGGTTGGCAAGGATACTATCCTATAGCACATGAAGGTGGCGGTAACTTTGATCAAAAAGTTTTTCTTAATCAACTTAAGTCAATCTTAGAATTACCTTGTGATAAAGTATTTCACAATGCCATGTATGATGTTGGATGGTTAGATGCTTTAGGATTAAAAGTGCACGGTAGAATAATAGATACGATGATTGCTGCACCTTTAATAAATGAAAATAGATTTAATTATTCTCTTAAAGATTTATCAAAAGAGTATGTTGGAGAAACAAAATCAGAAGCTCTGTTGTATGAAGCTGCAAAAGAATGGGGTGTTGATGCAAAAAGTGAGATGTGGAAACTACCTCCAATGTATGTTGGTCCTTATGCTGAACAAGATGCTGCTGTAACATTAAAACTATGGCACGTATTACAAAGAAAAATTATAAAAGAAGAAGTAACAGAAATATTTAATATTGAGTCAGAGTTATTCCATGTCTTATTTGCCATGAAAAAGAATGGAGTACGTATTGATATAGAGAAAGCTGAACATATTAAAACTGATTTTGAAAATGCAGAGAAAAAAATACAACACCAATTAAATAAAACATGTGGTTTTGAATTAGAAATTCTCGCTCCATTATCTATTGCAAAAGCTTTTGATAAATTAAACATAAAATATAATAGAACACCAACAGGATTACCTAGCTTTGATAAAAACTTTTTAGCAACGCATTCTAATCCCTTTGCACAAAATATAGTGAAAGCAAGAGAATTAAATAAAGCAAGAACAACATTTATAGATTCTATTTTAAAACATTCTTATCGTGGTCGCATACATGCAGATGTAAATCAACTACGTTCAGAGACAGGTGGTACAATATCAGGAAGATTAAGTATGCAAAACCCTAACTTGCAGCAGATACCAGCTCGTAATAAAGATATAGGACCTAAAATAAGACAATTATTTATTCCAGAAAAAGGTGAGGAGTGGGGATGTTTTGATTATTCACAGCAAGAACCGAGGATCCTTGTTCATTTTACTGAATTAGTTAACCAAAGACCAGATCTTGCATGGGATGTATCTAGCGTAAAAAAACTTGTTGATGACTACAAGATAGATAGCACAGACTTTCATCAATCTGTAGCAGATATGGCAGGTATTGATCGTAAACAAGCAAAGACAATTAATCTTGGTATGATGTATGGTATGGGTAAAGGTAAACTTGGATCAGAATTAGGGTTAGATGAAGATGATACTAATGATCTTTGGAAACAATATCATGCTAATGTTCCTTTTGTTAAAGCTATGACAGAAGGCACAGCAAATAGGGCAAAGAAACAAAAATTTATTAGGACTTTACTTGGACGTAAATGTCGTTTTCATTTATGGGAACCAGTAGCTTATGGTATCCACAAACCTCTTCCTAAAAAACAAGCAGAAGATGAGTATGGACCAGGCCCAATTAGGCCTGCATTTACGTATAGAGCGTTAAATAGATTGATCCAAGGTTCAGCAGCCGATCAAACAAAAAAAGCAATGATAGATGTATTTAAAGAAGGTATTACACCTCTTATACAGGTACATGAT